AGATGATTTCTCCATCGCCGTCAACGTTAAAATGATAATCTCTAAACGTCGTAAAATACCGCCCAGCCGACCAGTGCCCGTATGTCGTTGCCGGCCATGGAAACTGATAAAAATAGCTTCTCTTATCAATGAGTTCCTGCCTAAATTCGGCTATTGTCATAAGTGCCTCCATTTTAAAAACCGCTAAATAGCGGTTATTTCTTGAGTTTTGCAAAAATATTGTTATCAAGTAATGTGATTAGCTTGTCGATGTGATGATTCCCGGCGTCTCTCAAGTTCTCACATATTGACAGTATCTCGTTGTAGCAGATGTACCCAAACATGAATTTGAGTACCGGCCATGACAACGGTATCTCTATCGCCGATAAAACCGTATCAATCTGTGAAGCAGTGAGAATAAGAATTGTGAAGAGAATGAATTTTGTCAGAAATCCCCATAGCATGATCTTCGATTTCAGCCGTTTTGCGCTGAAAGCAAGAACAACGCCATACAGCTTCTCACGTGTCGTTAAGTAGTTCGGATCCATGCCTTTATCAACAAGATATTGATAACCGATAGCCAGCCAACGTGTACTGATGTCAATAATAATCAGCCAAAAATAAGCATTGAGTACCACACCGTAGGAGCTGTTAATGAACGATAGAATGTACATCAGAACAACGCTTACGACTGTCTTCGATTCCCATTTATCCAAGAGATTGAGAGAAGTTCGGCAGAAATACTCCGCAAAATCAATCAAATCTAAGACAAAAACGCATGTAACAAATCCGCCCCACAGATACGGTGGTTTGCTATACTTTTTTATTTTTCTTTTGAGATTTTGAAAGAATGTCATTTTCGGTCTCCTGCTATGTTGTTAAATCCGCTTCCGTTTCATGCTCGTTTATCTCACTCGACCATCTGATTGTAATACTATCAGTCATTAAAAGCTGTGTTCCATAAACTTTATCGCTTTCACTTTCTATAAACCACCCGTAATCCCACGGATGCGTATGAAAAAACTCAATACTAAGAGTTGATCCGGGCGTTACTTTGACATATTTCACTTCGGGTTTCATTTCGGAACCGGCTGTTATTTCAATGACTGTAACTCTTTCCGGTACAATAAATTCTGAATTTCCTTTAACTTCAACGCTGCCTGCAAGCGCTTCTGCTGCAATTTCCTTCTGCACATAATATTTTTTACCGTCAACGCCGCTAAATGTGTACGCGTGCGTCTCGATGACATCTCCGACTTTTGCGTAATGCGGCACGCCGCCGATATCCAGTTTCAAGTAATTGTTTCCGACTAATGATTTATCAGTCGTCAATTCTGCGATTTCTTCTTCGCCATTCGGTCTGATGATTTTAAGCTTGTCCATCATTCTACTCCTATTTTTGCCCCGTTCGGCAATTTAATCATATTTCCATCAAAAATTTCTGTCTTCTTCACATACTGCGATAGATCTGCGGCAGGTCCCGGCGGACCCTGTATCCCCGTATTTCCTTTTTCCCCTTTCTCGCCTTTCGGAATTGAAAAATTAAACACTGCTGCGTTGGCCGTTCCGGTATTTGTGATCTTAGCATTTGTTCCCGGCGCCGTTGTTGTTACTGTTCCGATTTTGATTGTTGCAGCGGTTCCATCTTTTCCGTCTGTTCCTTTTTGTCCGGGGTCTCCTTTCGGCCCCGGGTCTCCTTTGGGGCCTGCTCCGCTACCGCCGCTGCCCCCGTTTTCATACAGGTACTCAAGATCATTTGCGATATAGTCTAAAATGCCGTCATTCCCCTTCGTGCAAAACGGCGTGTTTTTGCCGAACGCCCCAGGCTGTATTATGTTGTCGTTTTCATCTCTTATTTCCGGATGTTGAAATGTCTGCGGTTTCATTCGGATACCTCGGCTTTTTTAATCTCCAGCGTGACCGTGTCTCCGTAGTCCAGTTCATCAGTCTCTTCTTGAGAATTTGTCTGTATCGTCAGCATTTCTCCAGTCTCTGGGTTGTGAAAGCTGAATGTCGTTAAAACTCCGTCGTTCTGCGGATAAGACACTTTGCCGTTGACTTTGCATGTTCTTTTCATGATTTTTTCTCTCCTTTTTAGTAATTTGTAACATCGATCACCATATAATTAAATGCATCATAATGATATGAATCGCCGGATCCGGGGAATCCCGTTGCATAGTACATAGATAACGTTCGTACCTGTACTTTCCCGTTGACAATCGCCGGGAAACTTACTTCCGTTATACTGCCGCCAAACTCTCCCTTTGTTTCTGTATAAGCTATATCTGATCCGATCTGGCATATGGCATACTTATTTGTTGCCGACGGCAATGTATACCCTGTTGGTCCAAAATGTCTTACCCTCATATATTCTTTAGTGCTGTCAAATACGCAACATCCAACGCTGTTAAATACTTGTAAGCCGACTCCACTTTGTGCTGGTGTACTCGTGTCAAGGCCGAACACATAAGCATATACATCCGGGTATGCATTTCTAAAATCTTCAATATCTAATATTTCGTCATCGGTATCCTCATCTTCGCTGTACTCTACACCGCGAAACTCAATTCGTTTTGCCTCGTAGTCATAATCTTGAATTATCAACATATTGTTATTTGAAGTCATACCACCCACCGCAACGAGGATTTCATCTTTTGCGAGATCTAATACAGGCACATCTCTTCTCACAATTTCTACCGTTTTTAAATCTATCAATTTTATTTTTCGCTTAAGTACAAGATTCTTGTATGTCTGGTTAACAGTTAACTTATTATCGCCGTTATATACTGTAATTCCCGCACTTGTCATGTTAGTACACCCCGTATAAAAGAACCATAGACAATCGTTTATCAGCTGGATATGATCCGTAATCCCACGATATGCTTTTCCCATTTTTTGTTATTGTCGGCATATGATACTCGGTATGAATTGACGGAGTCAATGGCGGTGTTTTTATATTTAGCGGATAATACCACAAATCCCCATCACTTAATTCGTCGTTAGTAATACTTCCGTTCGTTCCATTGATTTGGACTACTCCGAGATATTTAACCAGCCTGTCGGTAACATCTAATACGCATACCCCATTCTCATCAAAAACTTGTAATCCCTGTGGCATATATCTTATCGTCACCTCTTTCTTAATCCCGTCTTTAACTATGTACCCTTTACTTTCTATCAGTAGTTTTACCATAATTTCTGTATGACCACCGTTGTCATCAGGCTTTTTCTCCTGCGGCTTTTCTGTGTTGCCTCGTTTCTTCTTTTTCAAGCACGCATACGCGATGACACCAATAATCACAACTACAATTAACGTGTACATCATTCTTGCCAGACCCCCAATCTTACTCTTAATCTATTGTTGCTATCGAAAACCTGAATCAAGTTATCTTGTATTACCGTTCTCGCTCCGCTTGTAGCCGTTTCCAGTTTACCGATTTTTGCTGTAATTGCTGATAGCGATGTAACCGCCAATTTATCAGCCGTAATCGCTTTTGCCGCAAGCATGCGGCTCACTATGACATTGTTATCTATAACCGTAGTGCTCTTGATGTGCAGATACTTTCCGTCTATTGTCGTTGTAGTCGGCGACACGTTAATCTGATTGATGACATCGCCTTTTTGCACCCTTAAATTGATTGCATCGGTCATTTGAGCTATGGCGCTGTAATTAGCTTTTGCAAGCATTAAATTTCCGAGGTTAGAGACTATTGTCGTTACATCTTGCTTTGCGATAGCACCAGCCTCGAGCTTCTGCTTGATTAGCTCATCGACTTTTTCAAGACTGATTGCCTCATCTTCAAGCATGTCTTTACTGATTGAGATTTTTACAGTAACACGACTTTCTCCAGATTTTTCGCCTTCGCCGAACAGGTCATAATAAGCGATGGATACGTCATAGATACCAGCTCCGCAAGTGTGGCTGTAGCTGTTGTTTTCTGTCTTGATTGTCTTCTGCCCGTCAGTGCCGCTGATATAAATGTTCATCCCTGCGCAGCCTTTCGGAATCGCTTCAGCTGTTAGTCCGAAACCGCCGATTGTACTCGTGAGTACGGGCGGATTCGGTTTCTTCGGTACCGGCTTGTTATACTGCAGTATCGCCGGGGCGGAGTATTTGCCGATTGCCGATTTTGCGTATAGATACAGTTTCCCGCTTCGTTCTGTCAGCGGCAGGATAGCAGACAGGTTATTCGTCCGCGCTAACAGTCCTGCCGTCTCAGCGCCAGCACTGTCATCTGTCCGGATCTCGTAAAACGCAACGTCAGTATCTGTGACTTCTTTCCAGCTGGCAGTACAGACAGACCCGAAGTCTATTCCGAATCCGTCGGGCGTGTTCGGGATTTCTGTTTTGAGAGCGACAAGGATCTTCAGCTGTGGAGACGTATCCGGGCTTGTACTTTCGCCCCATTCGTCTTTCGTGCATACGGCGATTAAGTAGGTGTCACCGACGATGGCCTGCGGAATGACGACCTGATCTTTTCCGCTGCCGCCGAAT